GAAGTAATACGCAAAGACTTACCATTGATGTTAGAAACTAACAAAGGGTTTACAACCTGCTGGAATGATCCAGAGTTCATATGGACCTTAGAACGTAGAGAAGATGGTTCGTATTCCTTGTGGGGTTAAGAATGATTGACGAAGATGAATTATACGAGGCTATGGTTGAACTTACAGAGATTAAGAACCATCTAAAGAAGCACTTTGATCTATGGGGAGATAATCAACCTTGGCATTTGTTTGATCGGTTACATCTAAAGCTAGCTCAACTAGCTTACCAGATAGGATTAGGAGAGATAGAAGATGAAACGTAGATGCAATATTTGTTTACAATCTAAGGATCATCTTAAGACTGACAAGTTCAACAATGAACTAACGATCTGTTACGATTGTCAAAAAATCATTAAGAATCTCTAGCTCTACAGCCGATTTCATTTAAAGAAAGAATGAGGACTAGAGGATGAGGTGGGGTAGGATAGGGTATTTAAAGCGAGTTTGATGCGTCAGAGTGCGTTTAAAGTGCGTTATTTCTGCAATCCCATGCCTAGTACTGCGTCGGTCTTGCCTGATGTCTGTTTTTTGCCAGCTTCTGCGATCATCGGTAAGACTTTAGAGGCCAAGGCTTGCACGTACCATGGCGAACCAGAAAGTTCTTGAGTTATCCCATGCATGAGAGAAAGTTGAGAACCTTCCTCCGAATTTTTAAGTTCTTTGGCGGCATTACCCATTGCTCCAGCCCAAAACTTCTGCAGGTTCTCTCTCGCTTGAGGAAGCATAAATTCCTCAAAATCAATTAACATCTGTTCTCTGATTTTTTTAGTGATCACTTCCAAGGACATTAGCAAAGTTTCGTCTGATTCATCACTCTTCAACCAGGACTCTATTTTTTTTTGGGTTCTCAAAGGTATGTGCCAAGTATAAATTCCCAAATAGAGAAAGAACGAAAGAATCCAGATCAGAGCAAAAGTTAGATCCGTCATTTTTTAATCCCAAGCACTTTATCCAAACCTGTGACGGTTAAGATTGAAGCAATTAAAATATCTAAAGATCCAGTGGTTTCTTGGCTGTGTCCTGTTTCTATCAGATCTACAACATCCCCACCTAAATTTTTAGCAAACTCTATTGCATATTCCCCCGTTACAAACCAAGAACCTAACATTACACCTTTAGGAAGGTTTAATTCCACTGTGGGTACCGTTTCCGCACCGACAAAAACATAAGATAATTTATTTACAGTTCCATTTACCCTAGCTAAAAGAATCCATCCAAGCGCTATAATATAGTCTGAATAGCCAGTTAAGAAATTTGTTAATGCTATCCATTCTATAGATTCGGTTATGTCTCCTTTCTTATTCTTTTTTCTGAACCAAGCAAATAATGGAATAGCCAAAAGAGGCCATAAAACTTTAAACTGATCTATAAGTTTTTTTGTTTCTTCTATTTCTTCCTCTGTTGGAATGTGGATCTTATCAAACGGTCCGCCACCACCTCCAAATGTTTCCGTTTCTATAACCATTAGACTCGATACCCCGTTAATATGCAAGTAATGAATCCGTTACTATCGCTCTGTAAGGCCTGAACCTTAACGGTTGAATTTGGCGGAATCATGAATTCAAACATTTTAGGTTGAGTGCCTAGATTATCTGCAGTGATTATTGTTTTCTCAACAAATAAGGCCACACCGTCAACGTTGATCGTATAAGAGATAAATTCTGTCGCACTGATCCCTGACCAATCTACTCCTAAAGTTATCCTGGTTAAATAAAATGCTGATGGGTTAGTATAGGATAGTAGTGTGACAGCTGATGCATTAAGAGCCTGGCTTCCACTCCAGCCATAGATGTTACCACCTTTAGCCCTGGAGACTGATTTAGATGCGGCTAGGGTCATCTAATCATATATTCGACCTGTAATAGTAACGGTTCCAACTTTGTCGGTTGTAGCTTGATCGCTAATCACCGAAACCGTAACTTCTGTTAAAGGAGGAATTAAACAGTCCAAATCTATAACAGATGGCATACTCTCATTAGATGTCTCTACTTTTACATAAGCCACAATTATACCGTTTAATTCAATCTTAAAAATAGAGTTCGTCCCCGGACCTGTATCCGCAGGATTAACTAAACCATTACAAGAAATGGTACTCATGATATATCCTTTGGGTGATTGAAAGTTAATGATCTCTACAAAGGCACTGGTTGCTACAAAAGTACCACTGTATGCATAGCAATGCTCACCAACTATCGAAAGGTGTTTACCTGTTGATAAGAAGCTGGCATTGGAACCTATCTTCGTTTTAGCCATGCAAGGCTTACTCGAAGTAGAGTGTTACTGATCCAGAACTTGCCGATGCAGATCCTCCAGATGCAAATTGTACTGCAATCTGTAGATCTATGTTGTTAACTCCAGCTATACCGAAGGCAACAGGAACACTCTGGAAACCAACACATGCTCCAGCATCCGCAGTATCTCCAGCTACTCCCATAATGGTGAAGTTCTGTTCTGACATATTACTTCCTAGAAGTCTGCATACGACCTGATATCCTTTTGCATTTGTAGTATCAAAAGCACAATCCACTCTGGAGATCCTAGTTGATCCCTGTGGAACCTGGATATTACCCAAGTTGCTACTATTCATATTGTCGGTTAAAGAAAAATACTCTTTATCCGTAGGCGTGGCGTCAAACGATCTCTGTATAGTTGTTACCATTTTATAATCTGAAGTAAAGCTTACTTCCTCCGAGTTTTAGTGATGGAAACTGTTTTCGTGCAAATGCTCCGAGTAGAGCAATGCCTCCAGCAGTCACTAACGTCTTCCTCCCTGCATCGCTTCCGATCATATTGATCGCATTGGATGAGAGTGTATTGAATGCGGTCCCTAATTGACCGTCTGTTATGTCCTTGATTACGCCTTCCGTTGTAACCGTGATGGGAAAACCATTCTGTCCTGTTGATACGGTTTTGCCTGCGTTTAGATATGCGGCAATAGCTAGTCCGCTAGCCATCCCCGTAATACTTGGGTGTGGAATTGTTTTCATTTTTCTCCTTGGATTGCCAGTAGATCTCTTTCTAGTGTAAGCACGACGCGCAGTTTTTCGAACTCCGCCGCGTTTGGTTGAACTCTTGCGTTTGCGAGAGGCACTATAGGATGCCTTGCTGATGAGCTTACCATTCCTAAAATACATCGTTCTCCCATTTTTACCTTTCCTGGTGTAGAGTCCTACTGGCATTACCAATTAATGTTTAATCCATTATATAACTGTTTGCGCTTACAGATAATTATTATATAGCAGAATTACCGTAACTATATGATGAGCTTAAAGAATGATAAGAAATTTGAGTTAGGAGGCACGCCTAGGTTTAAGCAATTACAACCTGGTGAGGTATGTGAATTTGTAAAAGGATCTGTACCGGAGCAATTTGAGAGTGAATGGGACACAGGTTACGGTGATCATGGTAAGTCTAAATGGTCTCTTTCCTTGACTCTCCTTAAACACCCTCACTCTTCTTACTCTCTTCCTAAAGAGGGTTTAGAAGTAACATGGGAAACAACAGCAGAAGTAATACGCAAAGACTTACCATTGATGTTAGAAACTAACAAAGGGTTTACAACCTGCTGGAATGATCCAGAGTTCATATGGACCTTAGAACGTAGAGAAGATGGTTCGTATTCCTTGTGGGGTTAAGAATGATTGACGAAG